AAAGAACTTCATCACTCAGGCGATGGAATATGGACACAAGTTTTAAAAGAAGTCGATACGCAGAGAAATACAAGTGAAATTCAGGATGCCGAAGTCGAGGTTATAGAAAATGGAGATTCTGGAGCAGATTAGCAAGAAGAGATTAATTGAGCTTTGCAAGAAAAAAAAATTCAGAATGAACAACTTGTATAAGATTCAAAACGAAAATGGACAGGTTGTTACATTTCAAATGCGAAAAGCTCAGGAAGATTTTTTTGACAATGTACACAAGAAAAACGTTATTCTCAAAGCAAGGCAGCTAGGATTTTCAACACTTATTGATTTATGGTTATTAGATGAAGCACTTTTCAGATCTAATACGCAATGCGCAATCATTGCGCAAACAAAAGCAGACGTACAAGAGATCTTTGAAAAAAAGATACGGTTTGCATGGGATAATCTCAGACCCGATCTTAAGTCAGCGTTCAAGGAGACGAGCAAGACGGCAAACAAGCTTGCTTGGAATAACGGCTCTTCAATTCGTGTGGCTACATCAGTGCGTTCTAGCACTCTTCAAGGCTTGCATATTTCAGAGTTCGGATATATCAGCACACACTTTCCCGAAAGGGCAAGGGAAATTGTAACAGGATGTTTAAACACTCTGCACGAGGGTTCAACGGTTTTTATAGAGAGTACAGCCAAGGGTGACGAGGGCAAGTTTTTTGAGTATTGCGAGATGGCCAAGAAGCTTGAGCAGCAAAAAGCCATACTTAGCTCAATGGACTACAAGTTCTTTTTCTTTCCCTGGTGGAAAGAGCCTTCTTACTTTCTTGATGAACAAGTCTACATTCCGCAAGACCTGCAAAAGTATTTTGAAGACCTACAATATAAGCAGCTAATCACGCTAAGCCAGCAGCAAAAAAACTGGTACGTCAAGAAGTGGGAGCAGAACGGAGATGACACCTTTGCGGAGTTTCCATCTTTTCCAGAAGAGGCTTTTAAAAGCACTAAAGAAGGAAGGTATTTCAGTACCATTTTAGGCAAGGTCAGAGCTAGGGGACAAATAACGATAGTTCCCTATGATGAGAGCCTGCCAGTGTCTACAGGTTGGGACTTAGGGCTATCTGATGCTACTGCAATATGGTTTGCTCAAAAGCATGGAATCTTTTTTCGAATGATTGATTACTACGAAAACAACGATGAGAGCCTATATCACTATGCCAATATTATTAAATCCTATGCGTATGACCGTGGTTATTATTACGACAGGCATTTTTTGCCACATGATGCAGCCCGAAGAAGTTTCGAGAGAAAAGATAAGTTTACAAGGCAGGAGATTCTTGAGAAAGAGCATGGACTGCAATGTACAGTTACAAAAGCAGTGGCTTGTCAGGCCGATGGAATAGAGCTTATTAGGAAGTCAATCCCTATGATGTGGTTTGACGAAGAGAAAACGGAAAAGGGAATTAAAGCTTTAGACAATTACAAAAGAGAGTTTGACCACAAGAGGGGTACTTATGCGGATCGACCTTTTCATAATTGGGCTTCTCATGGAACAAAAGCTTTAGAAACCCTTCTCCTAGGGTACACTATGTTCTCCGAGGTGGAAAATAGCGTAAGCGCAGAAGAAATCTATCAAATGAACGCAAATCACACAACAGGATATTTTTAAAAATGGGAGGCAAGTCTAAATACAAACGAAATTTTGATAAATATCCGTGGATGGAAACTAAAAATAATCGTCCTATACCCATTTACTTAAAAAATCGAGCTAAGATTTTAGACCGTAAAAACCGTAAAAATCCAGTGCCATTTGAGCTTTTAGAAATTCTCTATGAAGACGACAGTATACAGCCAGCATGGTGGACAGGTACAGACTGGGACGCAAGAAGGCCATTAAAGAAAAAAAGGATAGTAGCTTGGCGATATTTTGATGTGATTGACTTAAAGCACGACATGGATAAATAAATAAATTAAAAAAAACATTACAGTAAATTCCCTTGTAAAGTATATATTTTAGTAAGCCTTTAGGTAATAAGCGCAACATTCTCTTAGGGTACACTTTATGAAGGACACTGATAAAAACATTGTCAGTGAATGGGAAGAGGCATACCGCCAAGCTTCATCGCTGTGGTGGGAATACCTCGAACAAGCAAATAAAGATTTGCTTTTCTACACAGGCAGTCAATATTCCGAAGAAGAAAAAACCTATCTTCAACGACAAGGAAGGACTGCGCTCGTCTATAATAAAATTTTGCGAGTCGTCAATAATATCTGCGGTTTTCAGAGGCGTAACAGGTTGGGGATAGCTTGCGAGCCACAAGAGGGGTCTGATACAGAGACCGCAGATATTTTTTCCAATCTTTTAACATGGAACATGCAGTCGCAAAACGGCTACCACACAATTTCAAATGCTTTCAAGGGTGCTGTTATCACAGGACTAAATCTACTTGAAACTTGGGTCGACTACCGTAAAGACCATGAGTATGGCGATATCTGCATATCCAGAGAGCCGTACAACTCCTTTCTTATAGATCCGTACTGGAATGGCGCAGCCGATTTAAGAGACTGCCGTTTTATCATGCGAAGACGCTTTTTATCTAAAGATCAGATTGCTGCTTTGCTACCCGATGAGCGCAAAGCTGTAATGAAAATAGAAAGTGCCAGCAATGACGGCAAGTACGAGTATATGACTTACTCAAACAAAGCTGTTGGTAATCTGCTAGCTTATGACGAGTATTACAAGCAAGTTACAAGACCGGCCAAGCTCTTGATTAACAAGCTGTCAGGCGAAACTAGAATCTTTAGAGGCACAAAAAAAGCTCTCGATGCTTTTTTAAATGACTATGCCCAAGTGATGATGCCTACAGGGCAGCCATTAGTCTTGCGCTTTGGCGAATTTGTAATGGTCAAGGATATTTCAGTAAGTGAAGTAGATCTAAACATTATTGTTGAAGGCAATCTGCTTTATTCAGGCAAGCAGCCTTCCGGCTGTGAAGACTATCCCTTTGTTCCGGTAGTAGGATACTACGAGCCTGAACTTGATGATTACTCTTATAAGCTCCAAGGTGTGGTTCGCTGTATGCGAGATCCCCAAACGGATTTAAACAGGCAGCGTTCTAAAATCCTTGATATGATTAACAGCAAGGCTTCTACCGGCTGGATTTACAAGCAAGGGTCAGTTGTTAATCACAAAGATTTATTCAAGACCGGACAAGGCGTTCAAATTGTGATGAGCAAAGAATCGCAGATGGGTGACTTGCAGCCAATAGTGCCAAGCGATGTTCCGCAGGGTACATTCGCATATACACAGATGATAGACCAGGACGTAAACGGTATTACAGGTGTTACGGATGAAAACCTCGGACTTGTAGACGCAGGCGGTCAAATATCCGGCACAGCAATCAAGATGCGTCAAGCTAGTGGAACCACTTCTCTTAGTGAGTTTTTTGACAATCTGGACTTATCACAAAAGATCCTAGGTCAAAAGATTATCAATCTCATGCAAAAGAACTGGAATGCCCAAAAAGTAGAAAGAATCATCGGCAAAGCCCCCACACAGGAATTTTTCGAAGAGAACTTTGGAAAGTACGATTGTGTGGTTAAAGAGACAAATCTTACAGATTCACAGCGCAATTTGGCTTATGTACAAGGCTTGCAGGCAAAAGCAGCCGGAATACCAATTCCTGACAAGTTCTTGATTGAAGAGATGCCAATTGCTGACAAGTCAAAGCTGATGAAGTACTACGAGGAAGGCCAAGCGCAAGCGCAGGAGCAGCAGGTAAAAATTGCCGAGGCCGAGGAAATGCAAAAAGCCTTGCAAAACTCCAAAATTGTTTCCGATTTATCCTTAGCAGCAGAGAGAAGATCAAGGATGGTAGCAGATGAGGCATTGGCAAGGGAGCGTCTCTCACAGTCACAGCTTGACAGAGCAAGAGCTACACTTGAGCAGATTAAAGCCGGCAAAGAGCTTCAAGAGCAAGATATACGCTTCTTGTCACAGACCTTAGACTTAGTTTTTAAAATGCAAGAGGCTTCAAGACAACAAAACAGGCAAGACGTGCAGGAATCATCACAAAGAGCCATGGCGCAAGTAGCTGTTACCGGCAATTATGACGCTACAGAGCAAGCAATTCCTGAATTGCCAATCACAATGGAAGGACAGATACCAAGTGACCTTTGAAGTAGGAAACCTCATCGAGGAGATGAGCAATGAGATCTTCGCAAATGAGCTACACGAGAAGATCAAGGAAGTTAGGAAAGATCAGGGATGGGATGAATTTTGGTTAATTTTCCAGCAAAAGCCGGACATGTATTTAGCCAATGTTATCCGCAACGGCTGGACAGCTACCAATGTAAAGCCACAGCCAATTTCCAATACGATTCACTTTTATGTGAACTGGAAGCAGGGAAGGATAGAAAGCATGGTATTCCCTCCGGATACCGTAAACACAGATATGTACAACTACATGCCTTTAGATGGTAAAGGCGAACTGGACTACACACGAAAATTAAAAGCCGTAGAGGCTTAAAAACTGCATTAAGGGGTACTAATGCAAGAAGAAGAAGTACAGCCAGAAATGGCAGAACAAACGGTCGAAAGCAGCCATGTCGACGGTGGCGAAATGTCGGGCGAAAATACTCAGGTCGCCGCTGAGAATGGGTCTTATGAATCCGCACAAGATCATAATTGGAAGCAGGCTAATGAGACGCTTTCCAAAATGAAAGAAGAAAACTCTCAATTAAGAGATCAACTCTATGCTTTGCAAAATCAGGTGAGCAGCTTTGCTCAACCTCAACAAAGCCAGGAGCAGAATTTCTTCGGGGATAAAGAAGCGTCTGACTACGCAGAAATTTCGGACTTACAACGCTATGTAAATGACGTGGTAGGAAAGAAAGAGCGTGAGATGCAGTCCACTATTGATATGGTGCAGGTTCAAGCAAAAGATCCTGATTTTAAGAAGAAAATAGAAACGTATCAAAAATATTTAACCAAGTCCCAAAAGCAAGCGATCATGAACTCATCGACTCCATGGTCAGATGCTTATGAAGCTGTCGTTAACAGCGCAGCTTACTACAAAGACCAGTTGGCAGAAGCTAGTAATCCCTCAGCGCAAAGGATTGCTAACAACATGTCCAAGCCTGGTTCCGTAGCCGGCATGGGAAGCTCCGCTTCCTTAAACCGAGCGAGCCAATGGGAAAACATGAGCGATGCGGAAATCATTGCCATGGGTGATAGCTACGCAATGGGCGGTTAAACTTAAAAAAGAGGGGTACTAGTTATGCCAAACGTAACTACTACAAGCAACGTTTCTCCACAGCCAGACATTTATTTTAATCGTCAGCTTTTGGCTAGGGCGAAACCGTTTTTAATTCATGAAATTCCTGCTCAAAAGGCTCGTCAGCCCGATCAGGAATCCGACCAAATGCGATGGAGACGCATTCAAAATCTTCCTACTGCGACAGTTCCTCTGTCCGAGGGAGTTCCTCCAGCAGGTTCTAAACTTAATGTTGTAGACCAAACAGTTAAGCTTTCACAGTATGGTGATTTTCTAACTGTTTCAGACAAAGTGCAATACATTGTCAAGTCTCCAACTTTGAATGACAATATGCCAGTTCTTGCTCAACAGTTGGGTGAAACTATGGACGAGATTACACGTAGTGTTCTTGAGTCTACAGCTTCCATTTACAACTGCCAGTACGGAACTAACGGCAACACACCTACCGAGATTACTGCTAAAGACTGCTCCGAAGTAGTTAAGCAGCT